TAAAAGCCATAGACTTTTGGTTGATTAAACATCCTACGTTCATAGCAAAGAATATGTTATCGGGATTAGCCCAATAGCTTATGACAAATTTTGTATGGTAGTGTCCTTGTACTGCTGACATACCCATAGCTTGTGATACCTTTGATATATCTGCTGATCTTCCGTGAGTGAAAAAACATTTCTGTCCATTACTCATAGTCAAAGTTAAATCATCTACCCATTTCCATTTCTTCGTACCTAAAAATTCTCCATAGTCTTTTAAGAACTCCCTACTCATTCCGTATTTTAAAGCCCTCCTATACACCAAGCTAGAATGATTACTCTCTACCTCTACCATCTTCGGAAATATGCCCTCTAATGCCCTTATAAAGCCCCTAGAAGCCCTTAATTCGTGTCCTGCACTATACAGGTCGGGATCGTGGGTGTGCATATTTATAGCGTGAAAATCTAATAGATCACCGATGTTGATACACATATCGGGCTTATATTCTTTTTTGATTTCTTCTAAAAATGTAAAGCTATCCTTATGATGAAAAGGAATATGAAGATCACTAATGACTAAAATTCTTTTGTTCACTAATTACCCTCTAATGTTTCGGGAATGTTCTTGATACGTTCTATTTCTTCTTTACGGGAATCAACATATTGAATTTCACCATCTTTAATATGTACATCCCTAATCGTTTTGTCGTCTATGATAATATCTTTTAAAATTACAACCATACTGTTAGTTGTATTTTACTTTAATTTATCAAATTTTACAAGATTTCATCACACTAGACAATTCTTCTGCACGTTTCGGAGTTTGCTTTGCCCATTTACTATCCAACATTTCTTCGGATGCAGTTTGATAATTATTTTGTTTTAATGCTTTCCACATTTTTTTAAATTTAGATACTCCACCGATACCGAGTTGGAATACCATCTCAATGATGACACATTTAGCTTGATGATGTAGGGGTAAACCACTTATGAGTTGGTTAGCATTAGACTTGGCTATGTTAAAATCTCTATCAAAGACTTCTTCTAAATCTTTCTTCTTATAAGTCACACCTTCCTTAAATCTATCGGTAGATAAAACAAGATGACCATAGCCGATTGTGGCAAAACCAAGACTATCCTTATAGATTTTAGGTACAAATCCTTCGTGTTCTTTAATCCTTGCCTTTAAATCACTATAACTCATACACTAATACTATATAACAGCGGCAAATTTATACCAGAAAAATTATCTGTTTATTAGTTTACTAGAAAATATATAGCAACAATAACTACCGCTACTGTGATAGATATTTTCTTATGGGTTTTTGCTAATGCCCATAGTTCTTTTGCTTTTTCCATACTACCTCCCATTAAAACCATTCATTACTCTAATAACTTTCATAACATTATCAACCTTATTAAGAGTTTCTTTGTGCTGTGGATCAAATGAATTAGCACTTTGCATTAATAGTAATGCAACTATGATTTGTAACATATATTAATTACAGTTATTTTTATCTAAATCTATTGGTTTGTCACCTTGAAAAAACCATACGTAAGATGAAAGTTTAGTTCCATCTTGTGTATAGGTACACTTCTTGCCTACTGAACAGGCAGTTAAAGCGAACATCATAATCAGAAATATAAATACTTTATTCATAATCCTCCTATTAAAGCGGGATATAGTATCAAAAATCAAGAGAATAAGCCATTACTTCCTTTTGATAATATCTGCACCTTTAAGGCCATAGATAGCAGATACTACCCCAATAAATAGGGCTTGATACCAGAACGGCATATTGTTAAAATACTCAAAAAATTTCTCTACCTTTAACATAATTTCAGGATCATCACTAAAAATAGACCATATCAACAACATCACGGGGGCGGCTACGAGTATCAAAACGAACTCGTCTTTCCAGCCCTGTTGATTATTAGTCATAACGGCTTGTTTGTATTCCAACTCACCCCGTGCCATCTTACTAGCATGGGTAGCTTGGGCATCAGCCATTAACATTTTAGTTTCTTGACGCTTTTTATAGATATGCGTACCTGCGTTTAAAGCTAATTTAATTGCACTAAACCACATACTAAAATAATAATTTTACTGCTAAAAAAATAAATATTGCAGATACAACTGCAACACTTACTCTTTGTCTTGGTGATAAATCACCCCACATATCACCGACAAATATGAAAAATTCTTTCATAGTAATCTCCCTAAAATTTATAAAACTTTAATGTACCTAGTATTAAAGCAATCAAAGACCCTACTACAAAAATTGCTTTAATACCACCTTTTCCCATTGACACTTGATGCTTTAAACCTTCTATATCCTTGCTATTTTTCTGCACATCCTTATGGATTTCTGCTAATTTATAACAAATTACATCCATTGATACTTTACTCTCAAATTTAGGTATCGACTTTTTTTTCATTTTCCTCAATCTGTTTTTTAGGTAGACACCAAAATTTGATAAAAGTACGATTACTCTCTACTTGTTCTACTGGCATTTTAGCAATAAATTCGTGGGCTTTATAATAACCATTTAAAGCACATTCACGATGACTAGAATAAAGTTGTTCGTTCATTGGTGGAAAACACGTACCTGCTACTGAATAACATATTTGAAATATTAACATAAATTTTATCATCACTTTCTTCTATACCATCTTCTTTTTTTGAGAAACCAAGCATAAACTTTATTCGTTGTTCTCCTTTTTCTTCTTCTTTTTGTTCTTTCTCTTGTCAAGTTTTTTAAGGTTTCTTTTTACAAAATTAGTATTCTTCTTTATCTGTTTAGATAAAAAGATTTGTCCTTGTTGTAGTTTAAAAACTTGTTCTTTCATATTCCAAGTTTCTTTTAAATTCCAACCGACTAACGCAATCAAAGCGGCAAGAGCAAGACCTACTATTTTATCTTTTAAATCCATTATTGGCAACTCTCACAATCATCCGTACTATCAACTACTGTAACACCACCAAAAACTTTTTCTTTGATAATACTCGCTTTACTATTAACTGTAGTTTCACTACTACAAGCACAAGCTGTACAAGAACAAACTCCATACATATCTGAATGTTCTTTTAAAGAACAATGACAAATACAGTTACAATTTTTACATTTACTCATTTAGAATACCACACTACCTTCATAAGTAGATTGTTCTGCTCGACCACTATCACAATTACATCCAGTACATTTACAACCTTCGTGATCTGCCTCTATACAATGGCAAAGATGTCCACATTTTTTACAAGTTCTATTGTCCATTAATCGTCATCATCTTCCTTCGGTCTTACCTTGCCGAAAATAATCTTATAATTCAATTTAATACTATCTTCCATCTTATCACCTTTAGCAAAAGGTTTGGCTGTAACACCCATAGAATGTCTAGTGTTTTCACACGCAGATAACATTATTATTATAAAAGCTATAATTAAATATCTCATCCCTTACTTCCATAAAGATAGTATATCAAACTTACTAGGTTATATAAATAGTTTTATCGTAATGGTGATCCACCAAACCACATTACTAAAGACTTACGATTTCCTTTAATAACTGGTGCTACCCTATGTAGTAAAAAACTAGCAAAAAACACAGCATAACCTTGTTTTAGCTTAAATTTATTCTTTTCAGAATCTAATGTTTCGCCACAAAATATCTCTAAATCTCCACCCTCAAAATTTTTAGGATCATTTAAGAGTAATGTCATAGATATTTTTCTAACAGTAGGCATATTATTCATTTCTACATTACTATCCATATGCCAATTATAAAATCCATCTTTATAATATTCAGCATACTGACCTTGTTCTGATAACTGTACAGTATCAAATCCAAAATAATTATTATTAGTAATTTCCATCCATTGTCGAATAACTTGATAAATCGGCACAGCTTTGGTAAAAGGTATCCAACTAATAACACTTTTTCTATATCTTTCGTCTAATTTTGTAATCTTATCTGTTGTACCTATAGTAGCATTTATTTTAGGTTCAGTTCTTCCTATGGTAATAAGTTCATTACATTGTTTTGGGGTAAGTACAGGTTCTGCGGTTGCAACGATATAAGATTTCCATCGTGGTTCTAAAATCATCTTGCGTTACAAGGTACTCCATTTGAATTGACGAAAGGTGAATATGCAAAAGCAGCAAAGACATAAGTATCCCCAGCACCATTTCTATGTGTACCAGTATTTCGAAGTTTGAAACCATTAGAAACAAAATCTTGATCGTAATCAGAACTTTCAGCATTAGAGGTACTCGCCCACAATTGTTCATGAGCAGGATTACCATTTCCAGTACCTCTCCTATGATCCATATTTTGCCAATCGGCTGCTGCAGTAGTTCTCTTGATTAAAATAAAAGCTGGTCGAAAGCCGCAATATAAAAATGGACCATCTACATTTCCGTTTCCTGTGTATGATCCAAACTTACTGAAGCCTTGTTTTTCTGACCAACCATACCAGACCATAGAACTTCCATCTTCATTAACTGCAACAGTAGAACCTAAAGTAAAGACTGAACTTGTTGGTGCTTCATCTGAATACGAAGTAACATCATCATAAGTCGCTGCAGTTCTATTTAAATATAAAGTATCTGTTTCTGGTGCTGATGTATTTTTATGATGATAAACGTGCCAGTGTTCTACTGAAGCACGATTTTTAATTATAAAAAAATGTGGTACAGCCGAAAGTGAATGAGAAATATCCGTATCATCTGTTAGATTTCCTGTGTAGGTTAATATATCAAACCCAGCATCTGCACTTTCTTTCCAGCACCAAGCGACATATTTTTCTGTATTAGTATTCACTTTAACATCGGCATCAACTTGAAAACCATCGCTTGTAAAAGAATCTAGTG